CCGTACAAATACCCTCAACTAGCCTGAACCAGCAGGAACCAGCCCGAACCAGCGGTGGTTCAGTCATATTTGGTCGGATCGAGCCGAGGTTGGTGACGCCTGTTCCACCCGGTGAGAGTTTTGGTCCTGCCCTGACTGCTTGGGCGAAGCGCGTGCTCAATATTGATCTCATGGACTGGCAAAAGCGGATCTGTAATGACGCTTTGACTGTGGATGCTGACGGCGACTTTGTGTTTCGTGAGGCTTGTATCAGTACGGCTCGACAAAATGGAAAAAGTTTGGTCATGCGAGCGGTCGCTGGTTTCATGGCAACCGAATACGCAGCTGCACGTCGTGAACCTCAAACGATTGTCATTGTCGCTAACCAAAAGCGTCGAAGCATGGCCTTGTTTCGGGATGTTGTCCGAGACCTTGAAAACTTTGATTGCAAGGTTCGCTGGCAGAACGGTGACGAGCGAATCAACTTCCCTGACGGCTCAAGTATTTCGGTTGTCGCGGCGTCCGCTCACGCTCACGGTATGACCGCGTCAGTTCTGCTGGTGGACGAAGTGTGGGACATTGGGCCTGACGTTGTGTTTACGGCTTTACGGCCTTCACAGATCGCGGTCAAGAATCCGATGATGATGATGTTTTCAACCGCTGGCGATCAGGGCTCGACAGTTTTGTTGCAACTTAGGGAGCAGGGCATCGCGGCGATTGACTCGGGTCAGCCCACGGCGTTGTATTTCGCTGAGTGGTCACTTCCGCCTGGTGTAAGTTTGGAGGATCGGTCATATTGGGGCTGGAGTAACCCCGCACTCGGGACGACAATTACGGCCAAGGCTTTGGAGTTGGCTTACGACTCACCAAACCGTCAAGCGTTTATCCGAGGCCACCTGAATTTGTGGGTAGATTCGACAAACTCTTATTTGCCGATCAACTTGTGGAATGACCGCAAATCCGACAAGCCAGCACCGCCGACACAGTGGCTCACGATTGATTCATCGATTGATGATTCGCGTTACTGCGGAATTTCAACTGCTTTTGATGACGGTCGCGTGATTGTGTCGGTCGCGTTTGTTGTTGAGTCGGCTGCTCAAATGTGGGAGGAAGTTGTGCGGATCATGCACGACCAAACCGTGAAACTTGCTGTCACCCCATCGCTAGAAATTCACTGTCCCCCAGACCTACGGCGTCGTATGCAAATCGTCGGCTACGCCGAATTGTTGAAATGGACGGCCGCGTGCCGGGCGATGATTGTGGAGGATCGCGTCAACCACACTGGCGACATTGCACTTGCTGAACATCTCGCTCGAGCCGTGGCCGTCAAAACGGGCGGGTCAATTGTGCTCAGTTCGCAGAAGTCACCCGGACCAATTGAGTTAGCCAGGTGCGCCGTGTGGGGAATCATGCTGGCGTCCAAACCAGTGCGGTCGTCGCGTGCCGCTTTTGCTTTTGGCTGAGGGTACTTAACACAGACCAAAAAGTGTGAGAGAATCGCTAGTGATGGCTCTTTTCGGTAGCAAGAAAGTAAGCGCAACCCCCGCGTTTGCGTCCGCGCCGATACAGGCTGCAGCAGGTTCTGCCGCACAGGTGGGTCAGTTCTATACGTACTCCGTCGGGGCGTCGCAAGAACTGGCCCTCTCTGTTCCCACTGTTGCCCGCTCGATTCAAATGATTGCGTCCATGGTCGGCTGCTTAGAACTAAAGCATTACACCACGCAGTGGACTGGATCTGAGTACGAAGAATTGTATTTGGAGAATGAGTCGTGGATGGATCAGCCCGATCCTAAGGTCACGCGCAACTTCATTTTTTCCCAGCTCGTGACGGATCTTATGCTTCACGGTCGCGGATTCTGGTACATCACCAGCCGATCCACTGCCACAGGACGCCCGCTTTCGTTTCAATGGTTACCCGCCGCAATGGTCACGACCATGGATCAGGCTGGACCGCAATGGTTCGGCCCGTCCGATCAAGTCGAATTTAACGGTTACCCACTTGCAACCGATGACGTCGTGCAGTTCTTGGCACCGACTCAAGGTCTGCTCTATACGGGCAACCGGGCAATTATGACGGCCTTGAAACTTCAGCAATCCGCTGACCGTTTCGCTGTCAACGAGATTGCCGCTGGTTGGTTGCAACAGACCGACGCCTCCGAGCCAATGTCTGCCGAGGATCTTTCCGAACTTGCAGCTGCTTGGCGTAACGCTCGACAGCAAGGTGCGATCGGCGCATTGAATAGCGTCGTTACCTACAAGGAATATTCCAGTGACCCGAACAAACTGCAACTGATTGAGTCGCGTCAATTCCAAGCATTAGAACTGTCTCGGGCCACTGGAATACCTGCATATCTTTTGGGCATTGGCGTTCAGGGTTACACATACCAGAACGCGCAACAGGCACGCCAAGACCTTTACTTGTTCGGCACCAAACAATATTTGGATGCCATTGAACAAACGCTTTCAATGAACCAACTTTTGCCCCGTGGTCGGTACGTCAAATTTGATGTTTCGGACTACGTCTACGAAAACGATCTAGGGAATGTTGAGCGCGAACCCGCTTTTGATTCAGGAAACCGCGAGGAAGAATACTCATGATTAGATTGACCGCTCAACAGATCACGCTGGACGCGTCCGCTGATGGTGAACCGTCGCGTCAAATAACTGGGCTTGCCGTTCCTTGGAATGTCAAAGCGCAATTAAGTGGTGGCGAATCGGTCGTCTTTCTTGAGGGCTCACTGCCTGAGGACGGCCCGATGCCGAAACTTTTGGAATACCACGACGACACGCGCGTTATTGGTCGAGTCACCGAAAGAGTGTCAACTAGCGAAGGCATGATGTTTGTAGCAAAACTGAGCGCCACTCGCGCCGCCGATGACGCTCTCGCACTGCTCGCCGACGGCGCTCTAGACAGTGTTTCGGTGGGAGCAATCCCCACCAAGTTCAAGCGCCTGTCAGACGGAACCCTAGAGGTCTCTCAAGCCCGATTCGTAGAATTATCGGTGGTCACTGTGCCAGCCTACGAATCAGCGCAAATATATTCAGTCGCCGCCTCATCACCCGATGAAAGCGAACCCGACGAAACCGAAACCCCAACAGAAACAACCCCAACACCATCCGAGGAGGATGAAATGTCAGAATCAACAACCGTTGAAGCCGCAGTTGCGACTCAACCCATCTATGCAACCGCCGTTAAGCGTGACGCAAAACTGCCGACCGCTGTCGAATACTTGAGTGCTGCCATTGCTGGCGGAACTGCTTGGGAACGTATGCACGAAGCACTTCGCGCCGCAGCTCCTGACGTGGTCACCAGCGACACACCTGGTGTGCTCCCAACCCCAATCCTTGGACCTGTCTACAACAACTTCATTGGCCGTCGTCCAGTTGTTGATGCAGTTGGTGCCAAGTCCATGCCGGGTGGTGGCAAGATCTTTATTCGTCCCGAGGTCACGACCCACACGAGCATTGGTGCAAGCCTCGCCGAAATGAGCAATCAGTCAGGCACTTTTGTGGTGTCCTCAAATCAGGTCACAAAACAAATTTTCGGTGGCTACGTGAACATCTCTGAAGCCGATCTAGATTGGACCGATCCCGCGATCTTGTCAATCTTGCTTGACGACATGGGCCGTATCTACGCAAACGCAACCGACAACTACGCAGCCGACACTTTGGTCGCTGGCGCAACAACTACGCAAGCGTTTGCCGCTGCCGACACTGCCAAGCCTGAAGTTTGGGCCGCTGAAATTGCTGAAGCTGCAGCAACAATTCTCACTTCGTCAAATGGCAACTTGCCGACTCACTTATTTGTGGCTCCCGGTATTTGGCAAGATTTGATCGCTTTGTCGGATTCGAGCAAGCGTCCGTTATTCCCACAAATCGGACCGATGAACGCATTTGGTAATCTTGCACCCGGTCAAGTCAACGGAAACGCTTTCGGGTTGTCCGTTGTAGTTGACCGCAACTTTGCCAGTGGAGTTTGTATTGTCGGCGACGCATCTGGATACGAACTGTTTGAACAGCAAAAGGGCGCTATCTCGTTGGACAACCCGTCCACCTTGAGCCGCACCATTGCGTTCCGTGGCTACTTCGCCGCCTTGATGATTGACCCCAGCAAGTTCGTCAAGTTCACGTTCGCCTGATCCGACTGACTAAGTAGAGAGACTGCACCATGGCCACATTTAGCGTGACGCACCACCAGCGTCTAGACGATGTTGCTGTGGTGCAGACCCTCGAAACAACCGACATAACAGTCGGTCAGACAATCACACTGACAGGACTCGGTCACGGTCTCAACGGCACCTACATTGTTATCGCTGTACCCATCTACCTGTTTGCTGGCGTTAACGAAGCAGGCGACCTGCTGTACAACGAAAACGAAATTATTGTCAACCAGTTGATGTTTCAAGATGTTGGCGACGATCTAGAACGATCCGCAGCTGACCCGTTCGGAACTTTGACATGGACTTTAAGTTGTACATGGTTGGCTTCGACTGCGCCAGTAATTGAGTTTCTCGGAATCGCGTCGGCCACGGCAAATGACACCGCGTTCCTCACGACTTGTGTCGCAGCTGCAAACGCCTGGTGTTTCAGGCGTCGCGTGCAGGCTGGTTACCACGACAGTCTTACGACCGTCCCTGACAGTTCAGTGCTGTTAGGAACCACGCTTTACGCTGCAGGGCTCTACCGTGAACGTGGGACCACTGGAGACAGTTACGCATCGTTTGGTGACATGAGCGGACCGCCTCTCATGACCTTGGGTCGAGTCAACCAGTTGCTTGGCATTAAACGATCGCAGTGTGCATGAAATGGCAGGCATCTTCACGGACACCGTTGACACCGTGTCGGCTTCGCTCACAGCCCTTGGGCTTAAGCCTGTCACCGATGCGCGCAACGCCCGACCGCTCACCGTGTTCGTGGAATTACCGACGTTCACTTGTTTCAACAACCAAGTCGCCGATATCACAGTTGATCTCCGAATCCTCGGCGCGCCACCCGGCAATAGCGACTCGGCAAACTACATTCTCGGCGTCGTGGACGCAATTATGAACAGCCCGATTGCCGTTTTGAGTGGCGCACCGTCGCTCGCTCAGATCGGTTCGCAAGAACTACCCGCATACGATTTAACAATTAGAATCGCTTCCAAGCGCATCCCATAAAGGAAAAACCATGCCCACAACAAAAACCGTTTACTTGTCCAACCCAACCGTCTTTATTTCAACGGTGGACGTCACCCAGAACACCAGTGCCGCCAGCCTAGAAATCGGCTATGACGCTTTGGAATCTACGACCTTCGGCGATACTGGTCACCGCTTCGTGTCGGGCCTCCAAATGGTGAACGTCACCTTGACAATGTTCCAGAACTACGGCGCAGGCGAAATTGAAGCCACCTTGTTTGATGTTGTCGGAGATGGCACTACCACACTGGTTATCTCGCCATCAGGTTCAACCGAATCAGCGTCTAACCCTGAATATACGATCAGTAACGCAATGATGTCATCGTTCACCCCAATCGTTACGACCGTCGGAGAACTGAGCCAAGTCTCAGTCACCTTCACTGGTGGCACTTGGGTCCGCGACATCGTCAGCCCGTAATCAACAACTAACTAAAGGACCCCGACATGATTGGCATGACATTAAAAGTAGAAATGACAGACGGTGAAACATTCGAAGCACCGATCACCTACGGAGTTGCGTGCAGGTGGGAAGACCACCACCCCACGCTCTCCGTGGGCCGTTTCTTAGAAGACATGAAATTCAAGCCTCTCGCATGGTTGGCTTGGGATGCGTTACGAACCAAAAAGATTGTGGTGCCGTTGTTTAGCACTTGGGTAGAGAACGTCATGGATATCACGTTTATCCCAAAAGCCAAACAGGGCCCGCAGGAAGAGCAACAAACCTGATCGCGCAGCTCGCTGTTCGTACAGGCATCAGTCCGTTGGATCTGATGGAAACACCAGCCCAGATCATTGACGAAATGATCAGGTTGATAATCGAACAGAACGAGAGCAAGCGATGAGTCTAGGAATAGATCTGAAACCGACAGGGCTGAAAGAAGCTCTTCGGACGATCAATTCCGTTGACCCCAAACTTCGTCGGGCTTACGGTAAGCAGATACGCGAACTTGGCAAAGTGGTTGTGGACGCGATTACACCGCTGGTCCCGTCGTCGTCGCCTACGCGTGGCATGGATGGCCCGTGGCGTACCGGGTGGAAGAACGGTCAGACAAAGAACGTCGTCGTCAAGACGAACACTCGAAAAGCACGCAAACGCAACATCACTAAAGGTGCACAATATGAAACGATTGGAACAATTACCGTTGGAACAAAAGGTGCAGCACTCGCGATCGCAGATATGGCTGGCAAAAGTGGCAATAGAAGCCGTAGTGGTCCGCGTGCTCGTCCAAACTTTTCTGGGGTTCTTACGGACAAAATTGGTCGCGGTCCGTCGCGCATGGTGTGGGCTGGTGGCGAGAAAGCAATTCCAGACTTTCAAAAAGCCTTAGAGCCTGTTATCAAAGAGGTAATCTTTGAAGCGAACAAAGAATTGATGAAGGTGAACCGCTGATGGCAATTAACATTCCGATTCTGACCGAGTTCTCAGACTCAGGAATTAAGGCCGCTAAAGCCGCTTTCGGTAACTTTAAGACCGCTGTCGGCGATGCCGAGGGTGGGATGGGCAAATTTAAGGCTGGCTCCAAAGTCGCTTTAGATGCCGTCAAAGCCAACGCGGGAACTCTCGCCATTGTTGGAGGAGCTGCGATCGCAGGCTTTGCGACCAAAGCAATCACAGCGTTTCAAGACCTTGCGTTAGCGTCAGGCAAGTTTGCGGATGCTACAGGTCTGGCCGTTGAGGACGCGTCACGTTATATTGAGGTAGCAGGCGATCTGAGTATCCCAGTAGACGCCGTTGAAGGTGCGATTGGTCGACTCAATAAAACGATTGGTGCGGACCCGGACAAGGTGCGAAACCTTGGAGTTGACCTTGTCTATTTGAAAGATGGGTCGTTAGACGTCAACGCAACTTTCCTCAAAACCATTGAACGAATTAAAGGCATTAAAGACCCAGCTCAAAAAGCAACGGTTGCGGCGCAGCTGCTTGGCAAGGGCTGGCAGTCAATGGCCGAACTTATTGAGATGGGCGCGGACGATCTTAAAGCCTCTTTAGATTCTGTGTCGAGCGCGCAAGTTATCTCGGATGAAGAACTAGCAAAGGCTAAAGAGTACCGAGACACTGTTCAACAACTTGGTGATATTTGGAATGCTTTTGTTATTAACGCTGGCGGTGTTTTTGTTGACATTGTGGCCGACTTAAAAGATTTGACCAGTTGGCAAGGATTAGGAAGACAACTGAAAGAGGGACCTCTTGGAAGGGCTCTCGGCGAATTAGGCGGCTTGTTTAACGACAACGAAGAGAACGCGAAAGCGGCAGAAGAAGCAGCAAAATCTCTGGGCGATGCCTATAGCGGCTATGTGAGTTCAAGGCTTGCAGAGAGTCGCGAAGAGATCGCTCAAATGAACCTTGCAATTGAAGATCAAGCCGAAGAATTAGCAATCACCGATCTTAAATGGCAGTCGTTGATCGGCACGCTAAAACTTGATAGTGCTATGACCGACGCTAAAGAACAGTTGGCTGGTCTAAAAGAAAAAGCGGTTGAGGCTTACGGCGGGTCACAAGAGGCAGTTGATGAATATAAAGAAAGCCTAATTAACGCCCAGCTGATGGTTCTTGCTCTTGCTGGCACAGTTCAGTTGACTAATGCGCAAAAGAATCAGATTCGAATCCTTGTTGACACTGAACAACTTGATCGGGCTATCAGCCTTATTGGAACTATTTCTGCTGGCGGTTACACGCCTGAATTGAACGCGATGCGGTTCCGTGGCGCAAGAGCCTTAGGGGGTCCGGTCGCACCAGGTGGCTCTTACCTTGTGGGTGAGCGCGGGCCTGAGTTGTTCACGCCGTCGTCGTCTGGGAACATCACGCCTAACCACGCAATGGGAGGCGGAGCAAACATCACGGTCAATGTTTCAAGTGCTGACCCGAACGCTGTCGTCGCAGCTCTTCAGCAGTACATTCGAAACCGTGGAGCGTTACCGATCACAATAAACAGCACAGCGTTCCGAGGCTGACATGGCCCCACCAAGCACATACGAAACCTTTCTTGGTGTAAACACATCTACTGATTCATTTATTGATTTAACCTCAACACTTCTATCGTTCACGACAGATCTTGATTGTGGAATCTTTACGATGGGTCAGGCTTCGGCATCGTTTACCGTCAAGAACTTTGACAACGCTTTCACACCGAACGCTGGCGGAACTTACGCAACTACAAACTGGTTCGGTTCAAGGTTTTTGCTCAGAATGGAAATAGACGGGATTACGACTACACTTTTTGACGGAATCTGTATTGATTTTTCTATTGACTCAGGGTACGAAGACAGCAAAGCCTCTTTCACTTGTGTTGACGCTTTCCAAATGGCATCCAACACTCAGACAAATTTATTCTCAATTACATCGCTTGAAACAATGAGCGTCAAGATTGCTGGACTTTTGAATCAGGCTAAGTTTCCGGTACTTGGCAAAGTGTCATCGTCGGCAAGTTTCCGAAGCATTGGTGCCAGTTCTGGAAGCGTGACAGAATACGGTGGTTCTACAACTGGCGCAGTCTCAGATCTTTTGAACGGTCAACTCATACCATCATCAGCTTCTATCTCATGGCCTGTAAAAACTATACAGGTGCTCTTTGGTGGCCCATTTACTTACGAATCAGTGATCCTGTATGAAACACCGTTGAAAAACACACAACAGGGGCCTTATTACATGTACGGGTCTGACATCACACCAGTGACAGGTTCAATGCCGTTTCAAGTTTTGACTGCTTCGTACGTTCGAGCGGACTTTGCGACAGCTGCACAGTCAAAGGTCGGATCTACAACAATGATTGTGCCTAACGGTGCTGACGAAAATTTGTTTGGCATTCGTGTGATTGAGTGGCCTTTATTAATGACTTCAACTGTAGGTCAGCAATACCAGACCGGAGCTCTTGGCAGTCGCTGGAACACTCTGGAATACGTGCCGACCAACATTCAAGTCAAATTGTCTCAAATCAAAAGTTTGCAAGACGCATCTGTTAACACAGCATTCAGAAAATTGCTTGACATGGAGTCAGGCATATGGGAGCGCCTAGAACTCAAATACAAACCAGTCGGCACTTCCACGACTGTGACAACTCAAAACATTATTAGTGGACGCACTATTAGCGGTACACCTGAGGACATGATCGTGTCATTAAGGACAAAACCTTGGTACAACTGGAGCGCGTTCATACTTGATAATTCATTTGAAGGAATATTAGACACCAGTCGGCTCGGCTGGTAAAGGAGAAAACATTATGGCAAGTTTTGGATCGTTCACATCGGGCAGTATTTTGACTGCGGCCGAATTAAATGCGGCGGGAGCCTGGACAAGTTACACACCGACATTCGCTTCGGGTGTGACTGTCGGTAACGGCACATGGGTGGCCGCATATTCTGTGTTCAATAAGATTCTTTTTTGGCAAGGCACATTCACTTTGGGTTCCACTTCAGCAATCACTGGCGCAGTCACCATCAACTTGCCTGCAGGTCTGACATTCCCGTCGCCTGATAACGGCGAGCTGATTGGTAATGTTCGAATGACACCGGCAGGCAGTGTTTTCTATGGCGGTGCCCGTGAAGCCTCTACTAGCACAGTCAGCATTTTTGTCTATAACGCTGCGGCAACATATTTGCAAGGAACAGGACTTTCAGCAGCAGTCCCAGCAACATGGGCAAACACCAACGTCATGTCTATTGCATTTGTGGCACAATTAGCCTGATGAAAACTCTTGCCATCGTCGCCGCTCTTGCCGTAGCACTCATGCTGGTTATTACCAGCTGTAGCGACCGCACTCGAAACAACTGCGAACAACAACCCACAGCGCCCAGATGTGACACCTCAACAGGAGCAACCACACCATGAAAAAATACACCAACTCTGAGATCAAAGCGCGCCTAGTCCTCATGGTCGGAGCTGCACTATCGCTGACATTCATCATGAGTATCGGCATGATCCTGTACTCGCTCGCGTTTGTCGTCCAGCCTCTTGAAGTGTCACCAAACGACTCAAAAGCGTGGGAAGTTCTCTCAAGCGTTCTTCTCGTGCTTGCTGGAGCATTGACAGGATTACTGGCATCCAATGGTCTCAAAGACAAAGACAAGGACAAACAAGATGACTAACTACCCGGTACTACCCATCATCATGCCGTCAGACCTAGAAGGTCAAAAGAACGGCGAACTTAAAGCATCCTTATTACGCAACATTAAAGCACCCAACGGCAAACTGCACAGCCTCGCCGCGACCGCATGGAACGCGTTACAACTTGCCGCGTACTTTGACGGAATAGAACTCAAGCACGTCGGCGCATACCGCCCACTAGACCGTCAAACCGCCCTGTTTAATGAACGGTACGAAGCCAAACCCAACTTCCGTAAACCCCAAGTAACCCGCAAATACAACGGTCAAGTTTGGTGGCTGAAACAAGGTTTCGCTCCAGCAGGGACACCCGGTACGAGTAATCACGGCTGGGGACTCGCAATAGATGTCGCGTCAGCCTCAGGCAAACGACTCGAATGGTTACTCGGCGACGGATTTATGACCAGTAACGCGCTCAAATTTGGGTTCTCATGGGAGGTCAAATCGGGTGCTAACGCAGAAGCGTGGCATATCCGCTACGTCTGCGGAGACAACCTGCCACAAGCCGTTCTAGATGCCATTGCGGCGTTTCCTACACTCGACGCGCGGTGACTTGACATTTGGTCTGGAAGTCGGTCTAATGACTGACAACCAAGTGCGTCCCGTGATAGCGGGACCCCGACCGCAGGAGGAAAGCAATGCAACAATCCCTTTTTGACGTTCTCGTGAAAACACCCGAGATGATCAAATACGAAGCCTTTAAAGAGGCAAACCCTTGGGTCATGCCCGCACTACTGCAGATGGTTTACAAGCTGCACATTCAAGGGCACACGCACTACGGCATTGCGGCCCTTGTCGAAGTCTTGCGATATCAACACGCAACTACAAACGACCCGACCAGCGAATTTAAATTTAACAACAACTATCGCGCTTTTATGGCCCGAGAAATTATGCAAGAAAACCCAATATTTGAAGGCTTTTTCAGCACCCGCAAATCAGTTGCGGACCTATCAGAGGACTACTAATGAACCTTAAACGACTAACCTTTTTAGCCTTAGGAACTTACGCAATGCTTGCAGTTTGGGCGATCACAGACGTACAGGAATCGTCACCGATGCTGACCATTGCGCCACGCACAACGATCACATTGCAGGACTTGACACCCGAACAACTCGAGGACCGCGCCGAAGAGCTGACGACAACAACGACCAGCACCACCACAACACAACCAGTAACAACCCTTGCGCCGTTCCACCCGGACACCAAATGCCAAGAATGGTTCCCATCAGCAATCTCGGTCGGCTGGCCCAACAACACCGAGACACTTCAAAAACTAGGTCGGCTGCTCTGGAAAGAAACCCGTTGCCTAAACATCACACCGATGTCCAGTGACCCCGAACTAGCAGACCGTTTCAACGGCCACGATCACGGCGTCGCGCAGATCAACGAGATCCATACCAAGTACGTGGAACAAGTGTTTAATATGCCGTTTGCTGAAGCCATGTCCGACCCGACACTCAATCTCAGATTTGCCTACCTGCTTTATTCCGACATCGCTGAGGGTGGCGGTTGCGGATGGAAACCTTGGCGACTGTGCTAGACCGCTGGTGGGATCACGCAGCTTGTCGAGGCATGGATCTCAACCTGTTTATCTTTGAACCGGGTGAACGGTACTCACGCAAGAAAATTGCTGAAGCAAAAGCGGTATGCGCAACCTGTTTTGTCCGTCCCGAATGTCTCGCCGAATCCCTCAAATATTCCACGACTCAACTTGAGTGCTACGGCATATGGGGGGGTCTCACATGGAAAGAACGACGCCAACTACAATC